CATCCCTACAGTTAATTAATACAGCATAATCATATATTTCTGGATTAATTTCGTGATGATCTAAAATCAAAACAGGAACATTCATATTTTCTTTAATTAACTTACAGTCTTCAATTGAATCTGATCCAGCATCTGGTACAATAATCAATGATAAATTTTCAATATCTTTAACTTCATCGTATGGGATACCATGTTCTTTCCGATAGCTGAGCGCATAAAGTACTTCTGTATCTGGAGCAATACTTTTTATAAACTGTATCATATAAGCAGCAGATGTTAATCCGTCAACGTCAGCATCAGGTTTAACAAATATTTTTTTATGTAAAGCATTATGAAAAACTTCAATGCCTTCGTTTATGTTTTTAAGTAAAAAAGGATCATGAGTATTTTTTTCATTAACATTTAAAAATGCTTGAATGTCTTCAACTCCACTTTGAGTTAAGACAGTATCTAAAAAATCAATTTCTTTACTGAAATTATATTTGTGTTTTGTTTCCCAATTTAATTTTTCCAATTATTAATTTTATTCCTCTCTATTAGTTGTAATTTCAATTTTGTTTTCCATTAAAAACTCTAGTGTTTCTTTTCCTCGATCATAGGGCGAGTCTTTTATCTGTAGCTTATTGAACTTATCCCAAAGTACATATGTCCTACAGTAAGATGTAAACTTATAAGCCAATGAATAGATTCTATTTAAATATCTTTGGAACTTTTTATATTCCGGATCATTCTCATTAAAATTAGAAAAATCTAAAACATCAAAATCTTTGTCAAACCCTAAAATTATTTCTTCAACTCCTAGATTTAATAAAATATCTCTGTGCCAATTTGAAATATTAAATCCACAAGTTGCTATTACTAAAGCATCATTTCCATAGTACTCATGTGCTAACATAACGCTCTTTTCTGACTCCACTATTATTGCTTTTTTGTATTTTTTTATAGCCTCTTTATGTTGATATAGTCCATAAAAGTTCATATTCAAAGAGTGAGTATAAATAATACCCTCTAATATTTCTGGCATATATTTATTATCTTTGTCTTTTTCTTGTAAACTTCGTCTCCTTATACCAATCAATTTACCATCAGAATTTAAGTGAGGAATAATAATATGTTTTTCAAGTTCATACCACCGTATTCCAAAATAATGCATAGTTGAAATAGATATACCATCATTAATCCATCCTTTATAAAAAACATTTTCTTCAAAATAATTCAAGACACTTGTGTTTTCTATAATTTTAATTTGATTTAATTCATCTGGCTGTTTCCTTCTTATCGAAACATATTGTTGTATTTCATTAATTTCTTTGTGTGAATTAGTAGGTAATATTCTTTTACTAAATCCTTGCCTATCATTTATACCCAATTCTTCTGCGACAATAGTAAGTGCCACAGCAAAGGAACAATGTTCAACTTGCATAATTAATGAAAATATACTCATTGAACCGCAGTTGGTATAACAATGAAATGACTTAGTTTCCTTAAAGTAACAGAGCTTATAACTATCACCACAATGACATATTGTTTGAAACCATATTTCTTTTCTGCTTATACTACCATGTGGCTGCACTCCAAGACGGTACATTATATTAATAACATTTTGCTCTGTAAGTTGATTTAATAAATAATCTTTGTCAAGCAAAATGTCACCTCGTTAAAATTCTAATTCATTTGATTTTTTCGTATATTCAATTTTATCTACTGGAAGTCTTGTTGGTTGATTGCTAACATAATCCGCTTCATTTATATCGATATAGGTTTTTTCTATATCTCTAATTAAACGGTATTCATAATCTGTGATAAATAGATCATGAGTTCTCATTGTTCCATAGTCTATATACAACCATATTTTTAACTTATTATGTTTTCCACCACGATTTTTATAAACTGAATATACAAGATTTGGTTTTGGTTTACCCATCATCTCTCTAAGTATGGGTTCAATTTTATTCATCTCTTTTGTTGATGGAGGCATAGCAATTAATCCACCATCTGCTTTATTTAAAATTGCCTTTGCTCCTGCTACAATTGATTGATCTCTATTATTATCATCTTTAGCATCAGTGGTAACTTGGGTACAAGACTCCAGTGATATATTATAATTCCTTGCCATTCTTTTTAAATCAGTAGATAAAGATGCTAATACTTGATCTTCTCTTGTTATCATTTTTGTTTTTGCTTTTGTAGTAAATTCGCTTATTAATTCTACAGTAGCATGAATGTAATCAAACCAAACATATTCTATTTTATGTTTAATTTTATGTTCTTCTATAACTTCTTCAAGGGTATTGATATCATATTGGGGAACATACTCAAGCCATATATTCCCTTCTTCTTCTAAAATGCGAATAGCTTCATCAACACGTTCTTCTTCACCTCCTTCATACATATTAAATTCAATATGATCTTGAGGTACGTCTGACATATAAGCCCAAAGAATAGGATCAATTTCGTCTAATAATTCCATTTCAGTGCCTATATATAAAGCACCATTATGTATTCCGTTGGGGTTCTTCATCCAAGATTTAAGTTTCTTATCATAGTAATATGGAGCGCAGGAATAACACATATCGGCTATTGAAGTCCTTGTCTTGCCAACACCAGAACCAGCAGACTTGACAATGAACCTCTTTTTCCTCAGTCCATGATAAATAGTCGTTAAATAAGCACTGGCATACCCCACACCCCATGCGGTATCTTTTTTCCACATTTCTTTTTTCTCATGTCCACCTGTACCTGCTTTTTTTGAGTCCCTACCTTCAGACAGAGTAAATGGAGCTATAACTTCTAACTGTTTCTTTTTAAAATGATTTACAATATCTTGTATTGAGTCATCATCCAATAATTTTCTTTGATTCTCAATTGTTACTGGTTCTATCTCATTAGGATCAAAATAGTCAGATACATCTATACCATACTCAATATATCTTCTTAAGAGTGAGTATTTTTTTAATTGATCATAGTAATACTTAATATTATTTATCATTGCAAGTTCATAAATATTATTTATGAAATCTATTCCTTGATTCTTCTGAAACACTAGATATTGCGTTTCATAATGTGATAGATATTCATCTACGGCTACAGCGTCAATTGTTTCAGCACCATTTTTGAAAAGGTTATTAATAGAAGCAAATATAAGTTTGTGAAATGTTTCTGGAAAATCAGTTTGTGATGTTTTATACTCTCTTAATAAACTTGGCTGTTGAAGAAAACACCCTAATACTTCTCTAACCGCTTGTTTGTTCACATATTCTGTTAATGGTTTTTTGCTCATGTTATTTATTCTTCACCACCCAACGCTGTAATATCAATATCAGGGATGCCTTTATATTTATCACTTTTTATAATGTCTATTTTGTTAATATGTATAATTTTTTGATTTTCAATGTCACTTAAAATAAAGTTTTGCATATTTTCTTTAACTAGTTTTTTATCATAGTAAAACTTTTTTGCTTCGTCATAGACAAAAGGTATAATACCTATTCCTGTACCTTCCTCTGGTTCATTCTCTTGTTTAATTCTATAAAAATAATCTAGAGTCGTTTTCATTCCTTTATATGTATAGCTGAATTGCTCTTTAAAGTCTTTAATTTGTTTTAATATCCATCCAGTAGGAGCATCTATATTATAGAGTTCACATATATACTCTATAAGAGCTTTATAATCGTCAGCTTCTTTTTTTCTGTTCTCATAACAAACCTTACAATAGTATTTTTGATTGTAATAAACAGTGTCTTCTTTATCATTAAAAGTACCGCATACGGGACATTTTAGTTTCTTACTCATTTATAAAACGCAACACCTCCTACGATGTTAGGGAAAAGATTACATTTCTTTTCCCTAACATTTTTGTTGATCACTCTATAATAATTCCTTCTTGTTTTACTACGTCATTAAGATCGTCAAAAATAAGACTGAGTAGTTCAATCTGCGTAGCATCACAGTCTCTTACAAGCTTACCCTTGCCTAGATGTTTATTAGTGACGGATGCATATTTATCATCTAAACCTTGATCTTTAAGTGCTTTTGCAATTGTACGAATTGAAGCCACTACCGTATCAAAATCTGCCGTGTTAGACTGATCTGCATATACGTCAATAGGTTTATTGGTAACAATCGCTCCTTCAGCCTCAAGTTTATCAATAGCTTGTGTCATATCTGTCAGAAGTGCTTCATATGTAAAAGGTATTTGTTCTGACATATATTTGTTGCGAGAACCTGCCTCAAGATACTTACTCCCCCGCTGATATAAAACCATACTTGTTGAGCCTTCATCGTTTGTTTTTGATGTAGAATATGAAATAACATCTACCAACCGCGCAAGAACCTTTAGTCCTCTCGGAGCTACTGTAGGTTGAGTTCTATCATATTTTTCACCATTCTCTTTAATCTGTTTTGTTTCACTATGAGAAATAACAACAAGAGTATATCCGGCCTTCACAATCTCCTGAAAAAATGTATCAAATTCTCTTTCAACTGCTTTGTATCCACGCTTAGATTCTGTTTCGTCAAGGTACTCTACGCCTTCTTTAGCAAGAATATGAGATTCACAGAGATCATAAGCAATATCAGCAGTGTCGATGATCACTGTTTTGAATGTTGTTTCTGGCTTTTCTCCCTTTTCAACCTTATCTACGTCAATAAGTAGTTGCTTCTTAACTTTTAGAGCTTCTGACCATTTATTGATCGGCTGCGCAATAACACCCGAAAGCATGTTATATC